CCTTCAATGTTGCGTAGGACTCGTCCAAGTCTGGTGATCTCTTTCTTTTGCTTGGAAGCATTCTTTCTAGGCACGCGCTTTACGCGCACGGTGATTTTCTTACTCTTCGTCATGTTGTGGTATACTCGCCCCGGCAAGTACGTCCGACAACTCCGAAGACTCAATTTTCGAAAACAAAGATTGACAGCTCAAGACGAGACGCTGGTAGTGGTGTTCCAGCGCCAACTGCTGATCGGGCAAAACCCCAAATGCAAAATAATACGACGCCCTAGCATCAGCAGTAATGGCGTGCGGGCCTAACGCAACGCCACGCAGTTGTTACAACCGAGAGGTATTCTTCATGATATACGCAAGGAATTTGTCTCCACAGACATTTCCTTCTGCATTCCTAACCAGGCATTCGTAGAAATCATATTGCACTGGCAGCCCAGAAGTGATCGCAACGCCACACTTACCAACCGCATCTAGCCACCGTTTGTACACACCTTCAGTGGGGACGGATATTAGGCACATTGGGTCTTTACGCAGCACCGCTCCATGCTTCCTGACCATGCGCCAATTATAACCATCCCACACCGGTTTAGTCTGGCAAAACTCTACCATTTCAAAATCCCTGACTGGTTCCTCTACAGTCATAGCAAAGCCCTTGGTTTTAAACCAATTGTTCAAACCGCTCATAAACAACTTTAATTGCGATCGGTCTAGGAAGATGACACAATCGTCACCATTATTGGCCAGCTCAGCATCAACCCCTCTGCGCTGGCAATACTCCCACACCATGGCACACATGAGAATACAATTTCCCAAACTGGTGTTCAAATCCCCGGAGCAACGAGTGCCCATTAATGTAAACTTAACACAGCCATCATCGAACCAACCAATCCCCCGATTGACAAGCTGCAATTTCAATAACCGTTTAAGAAGTTTGTCGCCGGGAAACAAACTCTTGTAGAAGTTGTGCTCATATCTAAGTGCCCGTTGTGAAACGTGCATATCAAATTTAGACGCATCAAGTCCTACGGCCACAGGGTCTTTGAACAATTCCCATTTTTCTCTTAATATCGCTGCTGAATCAAACACATTAAACCCTTTGATAACGGTTGAGCGCGTCCTTGCTCCCCATGCGCAGTTAATGGCATCAAAGAAGTGATGCTCAGCATGCTTGAGATAGGTGCCAAGCAATAAGTTGTAACGTGGAGAGCGAGGGTTGATAACCCTAGGGGCTTTCTGCACGTCCTGTTTTTCCCTCTTCACAAACATCTGCAGCGAGGCGTCATTATCCTCGAAAGGTTTTTGCTGCAGTGATTCCATGGCGAGCTCATACCGCTTACGCTTAGGCCCAGTGTAAGTATCCACAACTTGTTGGACAGTTAGTAGGGGAAGCCGTGGCATGGCGCTCATGACGAAGCCATGGAATGTCTTAAGCAGGGGTGTTGTGAAGGCACGTGGCCGAACGGGTATAGCTGGTCTAAAAGTGTTCCCTTCCTTGCACAAGAAGGATCGCTCAATTAAGGCCCGTTCGGCCGTGTTGACTGACGCATTATAAACTCCCAGGTTGTGATCTGGGCCAAACCCGGTGGTAGCGACGAACCGACGGGTTTTGTGTGGCAGCCCGTTCCGGTGCACGCACAACTTGCGTGGAAACAGTTGGTCCACTTTCTGCCTAAGCATAGGACTCACTACTGTATCAACGCCGTGCACCGTCACTGGGCCCCCTCAAGCTGTGGTGGTGGACCGGCGCAGCTTGCGCCCACGTATACGTGGGAACCTCTTGCGCGCAGCGGCCCAAACCTCATCATCCCTCAGCTGAAAGAAGGCCTCAATAATTAGCTCGGTGTGGTGGGTCATCATGTCCTGACGGATTCCATGATCTCTCGCCAACATTGCCAAACGCCTAGAAACAACCTTACGGTTGGACTCAG